TTAGTAGGTTATTATACCATAGTTGTTCTTTGATGGCAACCTGTATTTATCTATTACAGCTTTCATCCTGTTAGTGTCGAACATGAGGTAGGAAGGCACCTTTACAATAAACTGGTAACCAGTCACAGATGTCTCTGCGTTTGTGAACAACCATTGAGGGTCCGGGTAGGGCGTTGAGCCAGCCTCGCTGAATAGCCCGAGCCACAGTGGCTCTGTCTCTGCAGTGAGAAAAACATATAAAGGATCTGCAATGACACCATCTGCAATATAGATTCCTCCTGCGCCGCCATCAAAAATGTCATTCAATATACCCTCAAGGTAAACAACCTGGCTATTGTGTGCCAACTCATATAGGTTGTTTGTCCTCCCCTGATAGAACTGAACATAAGTATCGTAGACGGGATTAAGCAGCGCGCCTAACCAACTTCTTTGCTTTGCATTCCTTAGCCTTACCGGTAACAGATAATATATGAGCGAACCCCAGTTGATATCATAAAATAATGTAGCCATCTGTTCGTTTGTTTTACGCTCCTATATCGGAGCATGTGCTGTATAAATAATATTTGCATCAAAAAAGGCGTCATCAAGAACCATATAACCTGCATCAGGAGTATACTCAACGGTAATTGGGGTAAGTGGCAATGATGCATACGTTGCGGCTGCACCGGTCACATATCCTATCAATACGCCGTCAATCGCCTGCAGGGCTGCAATCAGGTTGTTGATAACAAAAAGACCATTAAAAGGCAAGCTGTTCAATAGAGCATTTACCGCATTTTTCACTGGCGTATAACTCGTGCCATCCAACCGGGCTCCGGTGTTATCCAAAACCAAAGGGTCATAAAATATATTCAGCGCCAGTTGTAAAACGTCGGCAGCCCCGCTCGTTACCTGAATGCGCACCCCTGCGTCCTTTATCACCCGCATATAGGCTTCAAAAGCGGTCAACTGCGGCGCAGAAATAGCCGAAAGCACGCCTCCCGCGCCTATCGTTGCCACCTTTAGTCTTACAAGATTTGTAAGTTCCACGGCTGCAGCATATTGTATTATCCCTATAGTTGGGTCGGTTGTTGGTGCTGTATAACTATCACCTCCCGTAGGCAGCGCAACACCATATTGGAATTGTTTTGCCTTTGTAACATACCATTGCAGCGTATGTGGCTTTTGTGTCGCAAGTATATTACTTACTTCTTGCCGGTGGGCGTCAAAGAGATTTTCCAAAACCCATTGGCATACGGCAACTATGTAAGTCCATAGTCTCCAGACGGAGACGTTACTTGTGCTCGTTAATCCGCTCAGCACCGGATCCGCTTCTTTTGTATTGATTATCGCTTGCTGTATTTCTTCTATTGTTCTTGCCATGATTCCCTTGTGAATAGTTCTATATCATAATAACCAAATTGCCTGCCGTTATTTTATTTTGAGCCAGATAATCAAGTGTACTTGTATCAGTTATAATATCGTCGGGTATTACATACTCTGTATATACCCATGGATTGTTGCTAAGGCTTTGTTGGTTCGCAGCCATTATCTGCATAGCTCCTTCCATGGTTCCGCAAGCCATTATTACAAGATCAAGTGATGATTGATTTGCTTTTGCTACTGTCGTTTTCATTGCTTCACTTTACTAGTTAACTATTTATAAAAGGCATCACTTCTTATGATACCTTGAGGGCTGATCTTAATGCTTTGAACATCCATGCCATCCCTGGAAAACTCAACACTTATTGCACGAATAAGATCATTCATACTCTCATCATCAAAGTATTCGAAAGCGCTTACACCTATTGTCGGGTTTTCTTTGAACTCACCTTTACTATTCAGGATTAATTGCCGTTGATGCTGTGCGGTACTTTCTTCAACGGTAAAATCGCCGTCCTTTATATTCAGATCTTCTGCATCGTCAAGACCGATGTCTATCATTTGTTTTGCCATGATGTTTCTGATGTTGTTTTAGCTGATTGTACTACCAAATACACCCGTAACAGGGCCTCCACCGGGAGGGGCAATGAGCCCCGCCGAATAAGTGATCGTAGCGCTCTCAACAAAGGTTAATATCGCAGAAGCTATACTATTGCTCATGACTTGTACCTGAGTTGTTTGTTCTGCCGTAGGCTCACTTAAATTTGCCAAAAAAGCAGCTTGTAAAGCCGAGGTAAGGGTTGTTATATTTAGCGCCATATCAATTGGTTAAAAGGTTATCAAGTCTGGTTATCAGTGAGTCAAAATCTGAACTATTTATAGGTATGCCGCTCGTTCCCGAAGGGGTGGGCACCGTTAATGCTTTGATATACGTAAGCAGATCTTTGAGAAACGTAAACATATTCTCGCTGCCCGTCTTCATCATAAACAAACTATCGCTTAACTTTAAAACAGTGTCCCCATTTTGAATACTAATATGTTCTGTGTCCATCTCATAGGTCAGACTATTCAGTTTAATATATACACGATCTACCTTGTTAGCCTTAATAAGCGTCCATTCTCCCGGGCCATCAATACATCCTATTACTACATTGCTATCATCTGAAGGAAACAACACCAACCCTCTGTCGGTATTTACTATGGTACTTAGCATTACGCCTTCTATCGGCATGCCCCCATCCGAGGGTTGCACCGACATTGTAAGCGTATCTGCATCTACCGATCCACTTATCACGGTACCACTTATTATCTCATATTGCTTGCTCACAAGAGTCCTGATGCTGGTTCTTATTTTCGCTGCATTTTTATTCATGTTTTTTATGTTTTATTAAAACCCAACCTTGCACCTATTTCTACGGTTCTTCTTGCACCGCGAACTCCAAACACAGTTTCTACGCTTTCTATAGCATACGTCCCATTCCTTTCTTCATAATTGCTGTCTGTCACATAAGCAAGATATCCCGGCGAGGCTTTGGGAGATAGGAAGGTTTGCAAGGAGCCCTCATAACCAGCGTAGTTGACCATATATGCCTTTTCATCGGCAAGCTTCTTAAGTACCGAAGCACTCAATATCTGGTTAAGGATCTTACTATGGGTTCTTTTGAATTTCTTGAATACCGATGATACGCCAGATACCAGGTCTCCTGAAGACAGCCGCTTTGTGTAGCTAACTTCAATTGGGTCATCATTTGTTATTCGTTGTTTCAGGCTATTGTCTTTTAACACGTTATACCCCAACCTGTAATCAACCTTACCTTTGTTTAGCACATCGTCACCTTCTGCATAATTTGTATACAATAGCCCGCACCACAGAACATCCGGCTCCTTAAAGAAGCAAGACACTGTCCCATCCGTATATTTCCCCAGGCTGTTAATAGCATCCATACCATTGCCGTTTATCTGTACATTGCTTAATTCGCATGCGAGCTCACAGTCTATTTTTATTGTGTATTGCCCGTCTATTCCTTTTATTGCCGCACTTAGGTAATCCTTCACACTCATAGATTGTTGCGAAATATTCACCTTGTTCCTTCTTAGCAACCAACTATATCCCTCGCATTCTATTGTAAGCGACAAACCCAGGTCTCTCCGTTTCACAAATCCTTTGAACTCTGTGTTAAGATCTCCGTTGTATCCCAATCGAATGACAACAGCATCTCCGTCAGAAAACTGTTTGCCTGTCACCACTTCGGTTGCATCCGCCTTCCCATTCTTTACCAGTTTTGCTCTAGCAGGTATCTCGATAATTGCGGTTTCTACAATACTGTGCAGCGTTCTGGTTATGCGCACGTTGTTAACTCCACTAAAATGGAACTTACCTATAGTAATATCGCTATTCAATATAAACATCAGGAAATAGATATAAGGTTAAATGGCTCGTCGCTAACTAAGTGCAGTTCATATGGCCGCACGTTTTTGACCCCGGTTATAGCAGGAAACTTCAATTCTTGTATCACTACTTGATCACTTCCGCTCCGATCCGGACGTAACAGAAAAATATCCGTGAGCGGGCATTTTATAGATAGTGGGGTATTTTGTTCATACAGATTCCTGAGATTAGTTACCTTACTTTCCGGAAACTCATTATTCACCTGAATGATAAATCCTTTAATAACGATTTCATAATCCTGAATATTTATAAATTCCTTGACGGTTCCTCTCCTTTCGGTAAGCGGAGTTTCTATGATCGTCTTCTTACTATTGATTGTTATCACGGGGTAGGGTAGTTGCCACTCTACCTGGTTAGTTCCAGATATTCCTTGCTCGTTATAACTCAGGGTCACGGGCATAAAGTATTCTGTATGCATCCCATCTGTGGCATAATATGGCGATCCGGTAGCCCCGACCTCTGTGCGATATGGACCCTTATCGCCAAGGGTGGAAGTAAATTCAGGGTCGAATGCTTTGGTTTTATAGCCAAATGTTTGTTCAAACAACCCGGCAAGGTCAAAAGATGTTGTTGTCATATCAATTTACATTTACGTTGTTAAGTATTTCCAACAGAACCTCTTCTACCTTATGCTTAAAGTCTTTCAGTCCCTCCTTGCTATCATTTGTGGTTATAGTGAAGTGCTCTATCATAGGTCGGTTTAGGTTGATGGTGATCTGGCGGAAAGATCCACGAGCATCTCCTGTTTTGGGTTCAGCTCTTTGAGCTCGTTCGGTCCTTTTTTCTCTCAAAGAAAGACCCTTCTCGGCGCGGAGTACATCATCCCATTCGTCTTCTGTTGGAAGTTTAAATATCTGAGGCGCTTTGCGTTGGTCATATTGGTTTTGTGTCCTGACAATTTCTTGTCGACCTCTTTCTTCAGTCCGGTAACGACCTGCAAATACCGAGTCGAAAAGGACAATTCGCTTAATATCATCGATCTTATCTCGCATTTCCATTTTAGCTAGTTGTTGCTCTTTAGGGGGCTGAAAATGTAAGTATTGGTTTGCCCATTCCGATAAATAAGTCCTATTGATTGGATCGAATGTTGATTTTGCAGCCTCAGTGTTGCTACTTTCAGCAGATTCACCAAAAAATTTCATTCCGCTCCAATCTCGCTTCGATACTCTCTCTATCATGTATGGCCTAACAGACTCATCATACAGACTCTGTCGCTCATCTAGCGCTTTGGGACCATATATTTCCATTGTTTTATTGACGTCGCTCCATCGCTGGGGGTCAATGAGTTCTCTACCCTCGTCTGCAATTGATATCGAGGGTGATTCATGCTCTCTGGTAGCGTACAAGATACCGGTTGACAACAATGCGCCAGCCCCTAAAATCCAGCCCAATGGCCCCGTAGGGATCAGGGAAACAGCTAGGCCTTCTGCTCCAGCCAGCATCCCTGTTCCTGCTGCCAACCCGTCAAGCATTCCTGTTGCTTCCGATAACTCTTCCAATCCACCAATGGCCTCCATAGCATCATCCAAAATACCCACACCTTTCTTCACCTTTCCGAGTGCATGGGGAAGCTCTGTAAGATGTTCAATTCCCTCAAAACCGTTCTTGGTTATTTTTATAATATTGTGGGTTGTCTTGAACACTTTTTCAACCCCTCCGTCCGCTTCTTCGTCCTCTGTGTGTTCTTCAATGCCTTGCGCCTCCTCTTGTGCTGTTCTTCCCTCAAGAGGTAGATAAAAGTCTTTGCGGGATGTATTTCTCGTGATAGTAGCTAGCGAGGAGATCAGTTTATCTATTACTTTGCTCAATGTTGTTATCCCCTCATTAAGCTTTGTTATTTCTATTGTTGAATTTTCGAGCGCGGTATTAAATACAAGCAGGGTATTAATACTTGAAAATAAATCGGGAATAGCAAAAATTGAATTCATATTCTGATAAATAAAGGGTGAGATAAACGGCATCAGCTTCGGTCTCGGATATACTGAAGATGGGCAATCTTCTGAGCAAAAACTTCGTCGCTAAGCGACCTGTGGTCCAGACCCGGTAAGTAGTATTCAATTAATGTTTCCAGGTAGCCTATGGGGTCGTGTGCCGGGCCTCCACCCGACCCCGCTATAAGTTTACCAGTTTTGCCTTTTTACCTTCCAGTTTCACTTTCAGTTCTTGGCTTATACCTATAAACATCTGGTCGTCCTTTAGCAGCTCTTCACTGCCGCCTATAAATGTTAGGTTGGCCAGTTCTTCAAATACATCAAGAGCCTTATCCCTGTCTGCTTTGCTCATTGCACAATTCAGCTCATTTCTGCCCGGGTTTTTAAAATAGCCTATATGTCCATCTACCTCCATGGCATATATGCCGTACTTGTATTTCAGCTTCCATTCGGCTATCTGCTGCTCTGTGGCCTGCCCGCTCAGAAGCTCTGCGGTATTTCCCCCATTATTTTCTGTTTGCACAGCGTATTGTTTATGGTACATAGTTGTTCTATTTAGAGGTTAACTTCATGAATACTATCGGCAACGTTACATCCATATTCTTCGCTCCCTGATCCCATCCTTTTTCAAAATCCTTTACTTCAACTCCCGAGAGTGTGTCTATTTGCAATGGTCTTGCTCCCTGTGCTTTATAAGTGATCACTATGTCAAATTGCATATCCAGAATGTCATTGCCTCCGGCACCGACAGCAGCATTGTTCATCTCGTCTATCGCACTCTTGAGCACTTTTATTTGACCCTCGTAGCTCCTATTGCCGCTTTGAATGCTGATTGGCTCATCACCCGCTCCATGCAGTAACTGTTTATCCTTCGATGCTTTGTATTTTATTCCTCTGATCTTTGTGAGGGGTGACCCGGAAAATATCACGGTCATGTCAGCCCACTCACATTCTTTACTATCAAAAAATGTTATTCCTGCCATTTCAATCTTTCGTTTAGAGTTATCAATTTCTTAGCTTCTTTACCTATACTGCGGGGTTACTAAAACCCAAGCTTATTTCAATATCAGATGCATATCCCACCGGCACAATCCTCAACACTACATTGAGTCTGTTGGTGCTTAGTATATTTTGCGACGGGTCTATCAGACAATTCACGCTGCTTATTTCCTTATTCGCAGTCATCGTGTTGTTGATCTGATTCTCTATTTGCTTGCTCAGCCACTCACAAAAACCGGCATCAAGAGTCCCATCATCGTTCACGGGTACTTCATCGTCTACCTCTTGCACAAACGTTGTATACGCAAGTATGTGTGCCTTATCTATTACCCTTCCTCTTGCCAGAAAATGATAGTCATCAGTAGTTGCACTACAAGTGTCATCTCCGCTGAAGAAATATCCGGATACATTAGGAAATGTCCACCAGGTTATAAGGCCTTTTCCTGAAATGATGCCCGGATCAGCTGGATCCGATTCCACAGTTGCAGAACCCAGGAAGGCGGCAGTATTTGTTAATGCACCGGTTCTTACGCGGCTCACCTTGCGATGCACCGGTACAGAAGACAAGCGGCCCAGAAACAAACCTACACATGCGCCATTACCGGAAACTGTGTCCGCAAGAAGGATCGCTGTACGGTTATTGCTTGTTCCTGCCGTCATATCGGTGATTGTCGGCGAGTTTAAATTATAGGATGTTCCTCCTATTACAGCCCTGAAAGGCTTTTCCGCAAGAAAGTAATTATTAGCCAGAACAGACATGTTTGTCGCTGCCGTGTATACATCGGGATTAATGCCGGCAGTTATTACCGGAGGCGTAGCATATACAGCATCGTCGTCAGACATTATGCCCAGTAACTTTATCTTGCCGTTCGCATAGTCCAAAAGTTTCTTTGCACCGTTAGTATTAGAAACGTCAGCCATCTGGTTCACTTTCATTGTCGATGGCACCAGCATCAGGTAAAGTTGCGCTCCCGAACCTGCTTCGTCATAAAACTCCTTTACCTGACGATAAGCAAAGGGATTGTGTGTTGCTGTTATACCCTTTGTAGTAAGTTCATCAAGACTCGTCACAAGCACCGTTGTTCCTACCGTGTAGCCGCCAACTTCTGTGTTTCCCGTAAGCACTATCCCGCTTATACCATCATTAGTTTGCAGGGTTGCTCCCAACTGGCCGTTGGTCAGCGTTATATTTACATTGCCCATTTGTTATTTCTCTTTTTGTTTTGTGATTACTCTTCATCCAATCCATCTGTTTCGTCAAGTTCGAGGCCTTCGAACATAGCTTCTACTTCTTCCCTCGTTACTTCCTGAACTGTGGTGTCATCAAGATGTGCCGCATGGTTAAGGGCATTTTGTTCTTCGAAGAACGCCAGCTTGTCGCTGGTAAAGTATAGCACACCTACTGCACTATGATTGTCAAAATATTGTTTTGCGTAGTTCATCTGATTGTTTTTTTGTTATGCATACCTTATAAATCCTTGTAGGGCAACATCGTTCATCGAACGCTCATGCCTTACTACTTCAAACCCTTCTCTACTGCCATCATTGTTACTATTGCCCTCTATCGTATATATCACAGCGCCTTCAACTCTTTCTACCATCCCTGTATGGCCTGTTCCCTTACCAAACAACAATATGAACTGATCCCCTGGTAACACTTTTCCTGCGCCCCGTCTTGCTTCTGCCGCCAATATCTTTCTGTTATGAGGTACTTTGTTCCAGCAATCCTGCACACCCGCTGTCTTTAGCGCGGGGTTTTGTTTGTTTAAATGCTCCGCTGCATATTCATAGCACCAGTATACAAATGCCTGACACCATGCAAATCCTGGTTTTAGCCCTACAGATCGCAAATACTTATCTACCATTGGCCCACTATTGCTGCCCTTTGGTTGCTCAGCTTGTCCTACCTGTCCTTGTGCCGCTTTTAGTGCCAGCGACACAATATCAGATGCTGGGTTACATTGCTTCTCTTCATTCATCTCCGGTTCTATTTCGTTGTACTGTATTTGGCTTGTGTGTACAGATCGTACAGGTATTGCTTTAACCTCAGACCATCCAGGTGCCCTGCAACAAGGCTTGCCAATTTTTGCAAAAGTGCGTCTTGCAGTTGCGGGTCGTGTTGTTTCAATTGCTGCACAAAACACTTCAGCTTATCATTAATGTCCAGGCATTGTTTGCAGGTATCTGCTATAGTTAACGCTTGTATAGCCTTGTCAAGCGCCAGCAAAAGTTGTGTTCTTACAGCATCGTCTATATTTCCTGGAATGATATCGGTGACAATGTCTGCTACGGGCGATGCCAGTAGATTCTTTATTCCTGTTGCTATCAGCAGTGCGGTGTCTATATGCGCGTCTATATAGCTGTCGAACTCTTTCAACAGAATGCGCACCTGGTTTTTCATTTTTGTACAGAACATGATTAGGGTTTTTGGTTTCCGATTTGTTTATTATTTCATTTCCAAAGCTCTGATTCTCTTCACATGGTTTTGCAGGCGGCGGTGCAGCATGACATCCTGCTCTTGCAGGCCCTTTATCTGCTCTTTATGTATCGTCGTCACATGGGTCAGTTGCTTTAGTTCCATCACAATTTCATCCAGCCTCTTGAGTACCTGATCTGTTATTACCTTTACGATAAAACCCATTATCGTTGCCATGGCGCCTGCCACCGCCACCAGTATCCATATTTTTATTTCAGAGATCATTGTTGTCTTTTCTTAGATAGTTGCTTTGCCCATCGTTGTGCCTTATAGATAAGTCCTTGGCTGTTGTGTGGTCATTGCCGCTCCAAGCATTAGCACATCGGCTATCTATTCCTGCACCATTATGCGCTTGCTGTCTGCACTATTGCTACCACACCCTTACCGTCGTTACGACGCTTTCGGCCACCCATACGCACACTCATGCTATACACATTACCGTAAAAAGTTGGGTCATCCACACGTTCAAAGAATTTGATATCACCGAGTGCTCTTTCCAGTGCATCCGCCTGCCAGCATAGCACTGCATCATTATCTGCTGATGCCGCTGATGCGCCATATGGATTCACCACAGGAGTGCTGTCGTTAGTATAGGTTACTACATTACTGCGCATCATAATGTTGAAGCCAAATATCCTTCCCAGTACTCCATCCTTCACATTATAAGCCGAACTGAAGTCGCGATACTGCGTTATAGACATATCATCTGTCAGTTGTTGAAACATATCTGCACTCAGCAATGCATAACGTCCCTCCATTGGCACATTTTGTTTGTTCAGCTGCAGTTGTGCTGCTTTCAGGTCTTTGGCCGTCATCCTCAGTCGGTTACCTGTTGTACTGTCCAGGTGCGATGCTGTCGCCGCACCGCTTGTACGCAGAAGGCTTGTCGCTGAAGCCGGAGACCATGAAACCAGAATGTTGTCAGCAATAGTTTGCTTCAGCGACAGTTCATGTTCAGAGAGTATGCTCTCCCGCTTGTTATAGCTCAGCTCTATCGTTTCCGCATGTGGTATTAGTATAGGGTCAGACGTAAACTCGTCCAGCGAATACGTTATGTCTGCATCTGTACGTTGCAGTACTGTAGCCGGCAACGACGAGCGGTTCTTCTGAATATTTGGCGTCACGCCTGCCTGCGGTATGTGCACCACCCTGCCCTGCAGCACATACTGCCCCGCGTCTGTTGATGCCAGTAGGAACTCATTGTTCTTAAACAGGTTCCCTTCAATGTGATCTTGCCAGATCTCTCTTTGAATTGCCATATTGATATTTGATTTAGTAATTGATTATTGGTGAGAGTGGCTGCTACATATCACAGCAGCCACTAGTTGATTGGACAGCCCATGCGGGCAGAAGTAGATAATGCGCAGCAATTTCGTGCGGCATTTATCTGTTTAAGGAAGGAGGAAAATTTTGTAAGAGGAAAAATAAACGGGATAAACGGATGGGGAAAAACATAGTTTTTTAAAAACCTATACACCCTGCTCACAATTGTTTGCCAAAAACCCACCTCCGGCTCCCGTGTTATTTTTAATTTATTTATGCGGCAAACTTTCTTGCAAATAGTTCTTTGTATCTGCCTGGGTCGTTAGCCCTTAGCTCTTTTAGCTTTTTACCTGTAGGGTCATGTTGTTCATAGTCATCCCATGCCCATTGTGCTTCTGTGGTATCAGTTTTCGCTCTTAGCTGTTCCGCTATCGATCGGTAAGCCGGCATTGCTGCCAGCAACGCTTTTAGTCCTTCAGGGTTTGTCGCGTAGTCCTGTGCAAGCCGGTCGCGCAGGCCTACTGTTATTTTCTTGTCCTCTAGTCCACGGTCCAGCAGGGCTGCTATTTCATGGCGCAGTCTGGTTTCATTCAAGTCATCTATTTTTGTTTGCAGTTGCATCCTGTCATTCCGTAGCGCAATATTCTCTTGCTCCAGGCCTACCGCTTTTTCTACAAGATCTTGTATCGCAGCCAGCACACCGCCTTCCTGTTCATTCATTGTAAGGCTCATGCTCTTTTTTATGCCGGCCAGCAGCTGCTCATTGCCGGCAATGACCGGCATTGCGCCTCCCAGGTCCATCAGGTTGATCTCATTTTCCTGCGCGTCATATAGTGCGGTCAAGGCATTGCAATTCCCGGGTATATCCACAAGGCTGCACTCCTTGTTATACCACTTCGTTATGGTCGGTCCTGTTTGTCCGGGTAGCATTAGCTCGGGGTCGGTGCTATACTCGAGCACTACAATATGGCCCACAGATGCTGCATTGAGAAAACCGTGTTCTGCCTCGTCGCAGGTCTGCTCTCCTCGCGCATTCGATAAGTTAATAACCGGCACCCCTATTATCTTATCGTCTTCTATATGCAGGTCATCCCACTTCAGGGCTATGCCGTCTTCCCTGCGGTGCATATAGTAACCTATCGGGTTTTTCTGAAAGGCATCCAGCTGGTAACCTGAGGTCAGCAGGCGAAATCCATACACGTTTACCGAGCTGTCCGACAACACATATTGTCTGTCTATTTTCCTGAATTTTTCTGTCATGATAGGGAAATCGTTGTTTTGTGGCACAAAGGTGCATCAGCTTTTTTACCTGCACAAAATCATTCCGCATCATGCACGTCTATGCCGTCATCATGCACCACTTTTCACGTCATCATGCATTTTTCTTTGGGGTTATTCCAATGGCAGTGAATGCTTTACATGTTATCGTCACTAAAAAAAATTTGCCGGTGCAACTCCTGCTGCCTTATCGCTTTATATGGTTCTTATTTTGTATAAACAACACGCCCCGACACATGGTCGGGGCGCTCAAAAATGTCCAATATTGCTTTGCTGATATACGCTACTTCTTCTTATACCTGGCTATCAGTTCTGTTACAGTAGAGCGCAGCAGGTATTCGGGATTCAGACTCGTAAACACCTTCACTTTCTTAGGTGCATCTTTTAATCCCTTCTCCAGTTGCAGCATACCTTCTTTCACCTTTCCCAGTTCAAACAAGGCTGCAGCATGGTAA